CTTCGGCTTCTGATGTTTCTTTGAGTCTTGCGTATGGGATTCTGAGGAGCTGCTCGTCCGTCCACCCGGTTTGTCTTTGGATTTCCCAGAGTTGCTCTGCCAAAGACTGCCCACCGCTTTGCTCGCGTGGACGGATCGCTTGAAAAAAACCGGAAAGTCATTGATCCCTGCCAGCTTCTCTACCACCAAGGGCAGATCCATCAACGGCAAAACATCAGGGTCTTGCGCTTCCTCAACCGTCAGAGCTTCACCGTCAGGCTTGATGAGCATTGAGGCAAGCCATCCTGTGACGGCATCCTCAGCTTCGGGAATACCGGAAGCCAGAGAGAACAACATCGCAACAACGTTGATCTTGTGGTCGATCTCAGGCTCGCCTTTACCGTCAAGCACAGGCTGGCCGTCTTCACCCAACACAGCGACAGGCTCGTAGAAGTCCTCGACGTTGTGCCCTGCGTGGATCTGAACCGCTGCTAGGATTCGCGGCACTGTGAAGCAGTCACGCAGCCCAGGCTTACGGATCGTGTACCGCGTTCCTTCGATTGTGATTGTCGGTCTCTCCCTCAGGATCTCCTCAGACATGGAAGAGCACCTCCTTTCGCCGCTACCCTGAGAACTAGGTAGCAGGCATCCAAATTTCAAACGGGCTATTCGCTAGAGCCAACGAAGCTGCAGCGTAGTGCCCCTCAAATACAAGTTGGTTGATCGACTCATCGCGAGGTGCTGTGGTGAGTGTCAACCCGCCGACAGACAGCCCATTCTTGACGATGAAGAAAGCGGGATTGGTAAGAGTCAGATCCGATACCTCAGTTGCTAAGGCAACGTCGTGATAGTCGCTTGAGTCGAGATGGGCAAGCGTGATGATATCGAAGTTGTCTCCACTGGCTACGGAGTCATAGCGATACGTTGCCGTCACAAGATCTGTATCAGCGATAGCAGCCCCAACTCGCTTAACGACTTGAGTCCCTGTCGTGACGCTGTGATTCGTATTCAATACCGATTTCGTTGGGATTCCCAGTCCCGCGTCCGTGTAATAGATCTCAAGCGTATCCTCGTCAATTTTTGTTGCCCCTGCCGGAGCTACGCCAGCATCAAGAGCTGCACCTACCCCAAGGTACTCGCCATGAACCCACGTATACGAAGTGTCAGCCGACGCTGTTCCTGCAATGGCTGCCAGGATGTTGTCAACCGTCATCGTCTCCAGCAGGTTGACCGTCAGGCGTGTAACTAGACCTGAGATCCTGCGCAACCCTACTACTGGCCCGTATGCTCCATCGGCCTCGATCACTCGGTATTCGGGAAGAGCTTCAAAGATTGAACCACCACGGGTAGCACCGAGAGTCCTTTCGGACCCACCGCCTGCGCCATCTTCAAAGTCGAAGAAGGTTTTCCCCGCACCTGTTTCATACCTATCACCGGTATCAGCGGTAATTCCTGTTTGTAGTGCCAAGATTTATCACCTCTCTAGCACTGCTTGTACTTCACCTTTTGCGAATAGAGACACCTGCCAGATGATCGAATGCTGCCAGCGCTTCGGGTCGGACGGAGATCCATCCGCATTGCTCTTGGGGATAGGCCCTGATCCAAGCGGCCATATCCTACACGCTGAGAACTCGCCATCTGGAGGGCTCAATCGCGCCTCGATAAATAGCTCTTTGAGTCTCTTCACCACCTGCAAAAGCAGCCCTGCATTATCCGCGTAGTCGTTGATCGTTTGAATGTATCGCCCTGATAGGTTCGGCCACGTTTCGTAGTCAAGGTCAACCTCATGAGCGATAAAGAACTCTTTCGGCTCTTCGTCTTCCCCTGGATCCGCGAACGCCTCGATGTAGTGGATGCGCTCTGAGAGTAAAGTAGCTGATAGAGAGACAAGCGTCTGGAGGTCAGAGTCCGTCACCATCTTCGACTTCACGGAAGAGATGAAAGCCTGACTCACTTCGACTGCTGCCACTAGAACCACCTCTCCGCAAGCTCTCGCAGGATTGCCGGTTTCGCTTCCTTCATTCCAGGCACAAGCCACGGACGCCGGTTTGATCCTGTTCCTAATTCGAGAGCAAGCCCATACCCGAGCTGCACGCCACCTTTCGAACGTGCGGGAATCCCTATCCACGCAGAGAAGGCATCACGCTCTGAGCGGGTCGCAAACTGAACTGCGCCTGCAAGTACCCCTGTCGGCTTCGCTGGCCTTTCTCCTAGTGCTGAGGCTCTATAAGAGGCTGTCTTGGTGAATCGCTTCGCATACCAGATACCAGTCCTCGGACCTGAGAAAGATTCGACGATGACGTTTCGTGCGATGATCGCCACTGTCGCCGCCTTCTTCTTGCCCATCTTGTTGAACGTACTCAACACGGTAGGCACGTTAGTCTTGAAGGTTGCACCGCCTCGATCGCTCAAGCTGCTTCCACCTTCCTCGTATCCTTCACGATCACAGTTGTGTCTCTGTCGTACCCGTCTGGATTCACTGCCGGGCCAATCGGTACAAGGATCTCCTTCGAACGATCGACAAGCACGAGCTGGTAATTCCTTGTCTTGATCGCGGGGGTATCTCTGAACCTCACACGGTAAGCCACGTCACTGAGGTCTACCTTGTTCGCTGCCTTTAGCTCTGACGTGAGCATGGTAACTACAGCCCAGAAGGTTCCCGTTGTGGCCATCGTGGGATTAGGGCCAACGTCGCCCATCGTTCCCCCCGTGCTGTCTGCCATGATCTTGACTTGCTCGAACCTCGGCATTAGACGATCTCCAAGAGGTGTCTAACGTAAGGCTCAAGAAGCGTTTCGTCCGGTCCATCGCCCCAGTCAACAGAGGTGATACCCATCTCGGCTCGTTCTGATTTCCGCCCGTCTCGATTCTCGAATTTCCAAGCAACGAATTGCCAGCACCACACGAGAACTTCACTCGGGATGTCTAGGGCAACTCGCGTAAGAGATACCCTGAGTTGATCCTCGTCACTACTTGAGGCAGAGATAGGCTTCTCGTTGGGGTAGCGATGCGTGAGGGTGACTAATCCCGCTACGCTTGTTCCAATGACAGTCTCTACTCCAATGGAGCCATACGTACCGCCGACCACATCACTATTGACGAGAGCGAGAAGGGCGACGGCATCCTCTGTATCAGATACCCCTACCTTGAACTCTCTCTCTGTCTCATCGTCCGCAGCAGCAGCGGTGAAGATCGCGCCGTCAATGGTCAGGGCTTCCCCTGCTTGAACATCGTCCAGCGTGATCTTCGCCTGCTGCTCGGTAAACGGATTGTGTAGGTACTCATCAGCATGCCGACCTGCTGCTTTCATGAATCGTTCAAGGATCGTATCGTGAGCAGAGCTTGAAACGTAGCAATACTGCTTCAGCTCAACGGTGTACGTAGCCCATACGAGTGCATTTTCAACAGGTCCCATGAGATCCTCCTAACGATCTTCGTTTGGGCCAATTGCTCTATTCGAGCCCGGTCCCTTCTTTGTCTTCGGCTTGATCTGCCCGCGGTCTACCGCTGCGGAAATATCATGTTTATCCATGTCGATCGTTTCCCTCTTCTGGTAGGTGTGCCCGTGGTACATGTAGCTCGTAGTCAAGACCTTGACTTCTTCCGTTCCTTTCGACATTCAACACCTCCTCTGTGCTAAAGGTTGAGGTCTATTCTAGGACGGAGGAAGGATGTACCAGACAGTTGCTCTTGCTACCCCCGCCGTGGCTGCTCCACCCGTCTGCGTGTACTTGAGATACACGTCTGTATCGACAACGACTTGCTCGGGCTTATCGCCAACGTAGATCCCCGACACGAGAGTTTCGTCAACATCTCCCACGTCGACATAGTGATCCGGGTCGGTTGACGTTCCCACAAGCAAGACGTTCGTGGTCCCCGCGTCGAATGCTGTCGTGATAGCCACGCTCACATGAGACACGATCGCACCCTTGGGGATCGTCCCAATCTGTGCAGTGAATGGAGTCGTTACGCTGTACGCGATCGTTCGAGTGATCGCATTCGCGGGGGTGATAGGCACATCGTACGTGCCTGCATTGAAGCGAATCTCATTCCCCATAGTCGGGTCGTATCCGTCCGAGAGGAACGTCCCTTCGTAGTAATCTGCTACCGCGAAAGATGCAGCCAGGATAAGAACGACACCCAGCAGAACTAGCGCGTTGAATCTCATTTGTTGCTTATTCACTTGGACCTCCTTTGTTCGGTCCTTGGTCTAGCTGGTTGCCTACTCGATGACGTAGGTGATGATGAAGTCGATCCCTGTGGCTGTGTCAGCGTCAGTGCCCGTGATACCAACTGTGATCGCTGTCGTCACGTCCATCGCTAAGAACGACGCACCATCCGCAGTGACCGTTCCATTAGCAGTCCCAGTGAGTACCGAGGACTGAGTGAGGTCGGCTTGCGCAAAGGTGATGATCTTCACACCACCAGCCGATTGAGTGCCGAGGAGGTCAACCGTTGTCACGGTTCCCACAGAGCCGCCGTAAGCGATAGCTAGGCACTCGATAACCCTGTACGCATGGCCTGTGATCGCAGGCAATAGCTCATGCCCTGCGTTGACCTCGGCAGTCGTCATTCGATGACGTTGACTCAGCACAACCGAGTCGGCTGCGTGTTCAAGCGCAATCTGAATTGATGCCGTTGGCGGCAACAAGGCGTAGCTATCAAGGTCTGTATCCCAGGCCTGAGTATCGACGCCGATTTCCAGGCTTAGATCCTGAGCCATCGAAGCAAACGTAGCTGAGGCTAGGAACGTCAGCATGTTCGCGGCTGGGGCTACCGTTGCGAACGATGTCAGGTTGGCATTGTAGGCTTGAGTATTCGTACCGATCGTCAGCGTAAGAGCTGTAACCATCGCGGCGTAATCTGCCGTCGCCAAGAACGTCAACATATTCGCTGCAGGCGCCACAGTTGCGAACGATGTCAAGTTGGCATTATACGCCTGGGTATTGACACCGATCTCTAAGCTCAAGGCCGTAGCAGCAGCAGCATAAGTCGCGCTGCCAAGCAGAGAAACCATGTTCGCTGACGAGGTGATGACATCGCAAGTATGAGCAGCCGTAAAGTACGGGATCGAGTTAGCTGCCCCGGTTACTCCAGCAAGAGCATCAAGGTCTGTATCCCATGCCTGTACATCTGTTCCAATGACCAACCCGGTAAACGTCGTCGCTGTCAGTGTACCTACCGTCAAGGCTTCAACGTACTGAGGTGCAGCGAAAGCGCCAAACGTGAAGGCGACAAGCATAATCATCGTCGCCAAGGTAAATAGTTTTCTCTTCATTCGGTCCTCCTTGTACTGACCGATTGTTTTCGACTCCCTTCTACGGGAGATCCATGATTCGAAGGGCGTCAGCGATCTTGATCTCGCCACCTGTTCGGCGAGTAGCCAAGAATCCAATCAGGCCAGACAGCCGTCGAAGCTCAGAGAACTTCGTGAGCGTTGTGCCCAGTCGATCGAGAATGCGATAGCCGCGCTTGAAGTCTCCGAAGATTGCAACGTCGTTCCCGCTTGAACCGTCCCACTCATCGAGGTCATCCTGCGTGTACTGGGGATAGCCTCGAAGGCGGTTCGGTACACCGGCCTGGACGGAAGGTTGCCAGAGGAAGTCGCCCGTACCTGCGCCACCGCCACCGTCGCCACGAATCAGCATGATTGCAAGCTCGGTCGTGGATGTGATAACAAGCTGACCGTTTTTCCGATACTGCTGAGGTACTTGATAGAACAACTTCAAGAAGTCCTCAACTTCGATGCTTGCAGCAGCAGCAGCTCCAGCAGTATGCCGGGTGATGGTCGTGCCTCTGCTTAATCCGCCA